GTTATGGTCCTCTGCCTTGTGCTGTATGCTTCCGAGAGTATTCGTCGTACACAATATCCTTGACGACTGTTCGTCCGGTTGGGTTGTCCGCTGTCCCCAGCGCGCCGGCGTCCCTGCTCACCGTGCTGGCACGTTCTGGGCGACTCGAATCGGCGATAGTACCCTGATAATTCTGCATGGCGCGATCGTTCAGCCGGGTCACATCGGGAACACCTTCATGCTCATCACCCTTGACCTGCTTGGCGTACTCGCCTACTCGCCGTGTGTCGCGAGTCAGATCTGGCCCCTTCGGCTCGGTAGCGTCATCACGGCGCTGCGAAGCGCCGGCCCGTTGCATAGCTTCATTGTGACCGCCGTCCAATGCCGTCCGCACCAGCGGCTGGACGTTCGCGGCGCTCGCCGCGTCCACACCAGCCTTGATAGCTTCCTGAGCTTTCTGCGAAGCCTGAACGCTCACCGCAAGCGGCGTCAATGCGTCGATCTGCTGTTGCTGCCGGCCCCGGTCAGAGAAATGCATTACTGCTTTCTGGCCAACAAGGCGGCTCTTTGGCTTGCGGTTAAACACCTTCTCACCTTTTGCCAATAGTGTTTTTCCAAACCCAGATCGCCCAATACGCGGCACAAGCAGCGAGCGGCCTCCGCATGGCGCGGTAGCGCGGATGATTTTTGCACCGCATTTTAACTTTGTCACGCATTCGCCGTCTCCCGCCGCCTCTTCGGCATCATCTTGATCCCCCGACTCAGTCCCCGCAACAGAGCCTTGATCCGAATCGCATCCGTCTCCGTTACCTTGTACCGGCTCTTGATCTCTTCCATGCTAAACCCGAGCAGCTCCGGCTCCTCAGAGAACGGCGTGCTGTCGCCGCCGACCGGCGTTCGGTTGCCGCGCTGCTTGGCCTTGATGTCCGGGGGCGGTTTCTTGCCACCGGGCGGCGTTTGGTTGTTATCCTTCGGGCTGTTCTCCTTGTTCTTGTCCTCTGGCTTGTTCAACTGACCGCCCTCGTCAGGAACGCCCCTTGCTTGCGCAATGGCCAAGCCATTCTGAGCTTCTTGCTCCGCCAGCGAAACATCCGTTCGGGGCGGCAGATTAAGCCGTTCGTCCAGAGCCGGGAACTGACTCGGTGACAGGAACTTCGCCGTAACCAGCTTGGCGATGCTATCCGCGTCAACGTGCCAATCGCTTTGGTCAGCCTTGCCGAACGTAATTTTCGGTGTAAACCGCCGTGCCGCTTCATCGCCATAATTGTATCGCACCAGATTGAAAAACACATCCCGTCGTATCGTGAGCGCCAGCAGATTGCGCAAATACGCAATCGGCATACTCAGAATGTCTTTGTGCGTTTCGCTCGACGCACGAGCCATGTGCTCGCCTTCCATCGTGGCAAGTGTCTGGTAATGGATCGCGTGCGTTATCTGGGCGTCGAACAGGTCGATAGCGTTGCGGAACGCTTGGCCGTCCCCCGAGACCTGAAGAACCATCACCTTGGCGTCATACGGGAAAGCGGCCGCCGACGTGTTGCGAAGCTGTGACAAGACGTTCGCCATTTGCTGCTCGGGCGTGATGACGTTGGTCTGAGCCCCTTGATAGGACTGCGTTCCACCGACCGGAACGGCGAGGGGATTGCCAAGCGAGTCAGTGGGCGGCATGGCGGTCGCATCGGGCGGCGTAAAGCCAACCGTCTTCGGGCTCGCGTGGTTGGCAAGATACACCAAATACTCCGGCCACATCTGTTGTTTGAGCCACCACGGCGTATAGGCCGGTCGAAGGCCAGACGTGCCGCGCGGGTCGTTATTCTTCATGTTGTACGTGAAAATAACGAACTTCTCGCGCGGCAACAGGTTGGGTAGGACAGTCGGATTTGCAACGATACTGCCCACAAGAACAGGAAAGCCTTGGCCTGGAATCAAGCCCAAGAGCCCCACGAGATTCATGTAGGCATCGACCACGTATCCAGTCGCTTCGCGTGGTTTCACCTTGAATGACTTGACGACCAGCTTGCCTTCGTCTTCGTCCTCGCCATTTCTGTAAACCTGCTCCGCCACCTTGTTACCAAGTTCGAAGCCGGCCATTATCTCATAACAGAATTGTTCGAAGCTCTCGCCTTCCAAATTGGCTAGATTGCGATGGCAGAAGTCAGATATCTCTTTGGCCAATTCGTAATCAGAACCCTCTTCGGCGTTCGTGGTCTCGGCGCCTTGAATAGCGCTATCGTCGTACTGAGATTCTTGAGTCTCTTCTCCGTCATCATGCCCATGCTTTTGCTCCGGCGGCGGCTCGCTGCCCTTTGTGGCATCCTTACCGTCAGCCATTGGCGAGACCTGATAGCCATCAGCAAGCACGGCAAGCTTAAGCAAATTGACAGCCGAGTAAATCATCGGGTCCCACAGCATGCGCTCGTATAAGTCCGAGCCGAAGTCCCTTGTAAGTTCATCCACCCAGTGCGGCAGAGCCTTGAGGTAGTTCGAGAGAAACGGAAACGGCTGGCCAGCTACGTATTCTTGCTGCGGAATGGCCGCACGCGAGCCATAGACCTGCGCGTGAGGAGCGACCACCGGCGGCCCCTGAGCGTCCGGCGGGATGACTTGCGGCTTGCCAGGAGGAGATTTCTCCGGCTCAACGTCCATCCAATCGGTTTGGGCGGCCTGTTGAGCCTTGCTTGACGCTGTAGCGGCAGTTGCAGCCGGATAAGCGAAATCGACTGGCTCGGGCGGTTTCTTCTTTTTCGCCATCGGGCGATCTCGCGCTTAGCGGGTCAACATGGCTCCGGCATAAAAGCCGAAAGCAAACATCAACGCTGCTGCCAACATCACGAGAAACCACCGGCCCATTACGTCTGCTCCTGTATGGTCCCCATGTGATTCCCCGGACATACCCACTGAAGAACTTGGTTCGGAGTGACCCCCGTGATCACCACGTTAACCAACACGTGCCCGCAATAAGGACAGGTTGGCATTTGTCCCTTGTTCATGTTCAGCGGCGGCGTTCCCTTCTTTGCGGTCTGCATGGTCAATCCCCCCGGCGGGCCTACCCTTTGCTATGTTAGACCTTTTTGACGACGGCTTCAACAGGACGATAATCTGTCGTCTTGATTCCTTTGGTTTTGTTGCACTTCGAACAGAGCGGCTGCACGTTGTCAATACAACTGCTTCCTCCTAGCGCAACCGGTACAACGTGATCAGCTTCCAACTTAATTCCGCTCTTGCCACAACACAAGCACCTGTTCCCGTATAGCTCTTTGAGACACCGCCATTCAGCGGCCGTGAAGCTGCCGCCGGCGTTGCGCATTTTTGTTCGTCGCTTACCGTTTTTGGCTGCAATCCGTTCTGTATTCTTTTTGGCCCACGCACTTGCCCGCGCTCTATGCTTAACAGCGTTTTTGGCAATGCTCTTACGAAGCGATTCGCGACGCCTTTCAACGTTCTGCCAATACTTTTTGCGTCCGATCCCTCGGGATTTATTCGCATCCCGCCAATATCGCTCACGATTAAGAGCACGCTCCCTTTCGACATTGATTTTGCGACGCATCCGGGCGGCCCTGTTGACTCGCTCCGCGTTGCGTGCTTTCCAGTGCTTGCCGACTTCGTTTCCGCACTTTCTGCACTGATTGCGTTTCGGAAGAAAGCAATCAAGCGGTTTTTCCACGCCGCACTTATTACATCTTTTCATGTCTTTTTCACGATGCATTCAATCGAATATTCCCCCACCGCCTGCCCAAACCCCTCTCGCTTCCAGCCGTCATCCAGCACGCGAAACGAAACGATCTTCCCGTTCGGGATCGCCAGCCGAATGGTGCCAAATAGGCCAAGCGTATGAGAATGCAAATTGCCGTCCGCGCCGGAGTGCGGCACGAAAAACCATTTGTGATCGGGGTTGAACTGACTCGGCAGCTCCATCCTGCATTCGTAAAGATCCCGATGTGGAACAACGACGATGAGATGGCCGCCCGGCTTCAGGATTCGCCACCAATTGCCCAGAGCCTTGAGCGGATCTTGGATATGCTCCAGACAGTGGCTCGAATAGACGGTTGCGAACGACTCGTCCCCTACGCCGTCCATCAGCGTGGCGTCACTGTTGCCGAAAGAAGAGTCCCAGGTGCAAAGGCCGCCAGGAGAAACCAGCGGATCACCGCCGCAACCGATATCAATTACCGGCTGCTTGACGTAACGATCAAACCAGCCTTCCCGAACCCGGCGGCCATGTGACTTACTGGTCTCCATGCAGATACTCCAATCGTAAACAAACATCTCGAATCACCGACTCCCAATCCCCGAGCTTCGGCTGACGAAACAACCGCATCGTCGGATACCAAGGGCTGTCCGAACGGTCCAACATCCATCGGTAGTCCGGCGAAAACTGAAGCAGGTTCCAAACCTTGCATCCGATGGCGCCGGCCAGATGAGCCAGCGAGGTATCGACCGTAATGATCAAGTCGAGCGCACAGCACGCGGCGGCCGCGTCTTCCATCGAAGACAGATCGAATTCAATCCCCCAGTTGCCGCAGTCAAGATTTGGCGGTTTGTCGAACTTTGTTTGTAAGCTGTAACAATGTACATTCGGCTGATCAAATAGCAGTTGAAGCAACCTTTGCGGAATCGACCGCTCTTTATCCCGCGCGTGCCCGGGATTGCCACTCCACTTGATGCCGACGTTCAGCACATCTTCGTACAGCCGATCGCACCACTTCTCAACCAGCTCCGGCTTTGCCGTCAAGTACGGCTCACCCGGCGGCGGCCACGGGAAGATTGCCGGTAAGTCCATCATGCCGACCCACGTCGTGTACGCGAGCCCTTCGGCCCCCAACGGCACCACCTCGTCAACGAGCCCTTGTCGCTTGATCAGAGTCACCAACTCGGGCTGCACAACCATATGGATCTTGGGATTGCCCAGAGCCTTGATCAGCGGCAAGTAGCGGAGGAATTGAATCGTGTCGCCGATACCCTGTTCCTTGTGCAACAGCAGCGTGTGGCCCGTCAAATCTTGGCCACGCCAAAGGTAC